CACACTAGCCCAACGCAGAGCAGACATCGAAGCAGAGTTGGTTGCAACCTTTGAACCTACGATAGTAGAGTTAAAGACTAAGACCAAGACTATCCCATTCAACCCTGCATCACGTCAGCAGATTGGTGACAGACTAATGAGCAGGGGTTGGAAGCCTGAGGTATTTACTGACACTGGTATACCTAAGGTGGATGAGACTGTGCTGTCGGGCATTGACATGCCAGAGGCTAGGCTACTAAGCGAGTACCTACTGCTGAACAAACGTATCGGTCAGATAGCCACAGGCAAACAAGCTTGGCTGAAGATGGAGAGGGATGGTAAGTTACATGGTAGAGTTAATCACATGGGGGCTGTCACGTCTAGGTGTACACACAGCAACCCCAACATGGCTCAAGTTCCTAGTGTTGGTGCGCCTTATGGTGAGGAATGTAGAGCCTTATTCAAAGCACCTACTGGTTACAGTCTCTTGGGGGCTGATGCTTCTGGCCTTGAGTTGCGGTGCCTTGGTCATTATATGGCAGCTTATGACGATGGTGCCTATGCTACCACAGTAGTTAGTGGTGACATACACACACAGAATCAGGAAGCTGCTGGTCTACCCACACGTGCCAACGCAAAGACATTCATCTATGGATTCTTGTATGGTTCAGGTGATGAGAAGACTGGTAAGATAATAGGCAAGGGTGCGAAGGAAGGCAAGGCAATCAAGAAGAAGTTCTTGTCTAAGCTACCTGCCCTCAAGTATCTAAAGGATGCAGTGTCCAAAGCTGCTGATGAGCGTGGCTGGATTAAAGGATTGGATGGACGTATCATTCCAATCAGGCATAGCCATGCTGCACTCAACACTTTACTACAAAGTGCTGGTGCTATAATCTGTAAGACATGGTACGTGTTCATTGCACGTGCTATCAAGGAAGCAAACTTGGACGCACAGATTGTAGCGTTCATTCACGATGAAGTACAACTAGTAGTAAAGAAGGGACAAGAGGATGCAACAGGCAGACTTATTCAACAGTGTATGCGAGATGTCGAACAGCACTTTAGATTCAGATGTCAACTCGACAGTGAGTACAAGTATGGAAGCAACTGGTCTGACACCCACTAAACCTAACCGTAAGAAGTTTGACTTAGACTTAGAGTATGGTAAGGTCAGAGAAAAAATGGTAGCTGACATGCTGCAAGATAAAAAAATTGAGGTTAAGTCTGAGCGTGGTATGTGGATGAAGACAGGTAACATAGCTATTGAATTTGAAAGCTATGGTAAGCCTAGTGGTATTGCTGCTACTGAGGCAGATTACTGGTTTCATAACTTGTGTGTAGAAGATGAGGTCTTTGCAACACTAGTATTCAAAACGGATAATCTAAAGAAGATTATTGAACAGCTTGATTATGTTAAGACAGTGAAGGGTGGAGATAATTGGGCATCAAAGATGTACCTTCTTAATCTACAGAAACTATTCTCTAGTGATGTATTCAAGGCGTTTAAAAATGGACTTTGATTTTGTATGGAAGCTAATACTAACCTGCTCATTCCTGAGTGTAAGCATATGTCTAAGTGTTAAGTGGATTGTGGAAGCTTACCTAGATTACATACAGGTACAAACAGGACTACGCATACTTCGCAAGGCTGAGAAAGAAGAGGATATAAACGATGACCCTACTGCTTATTGATGGTGACATCATAGCATACAAAGCGGCAGCGTCAGCAGAGACACCCATTAATTGGGGTGATGGTCTGTGGACACTGCATAGTTTTGAATCTGACGTAGCGATACGTATCAAAGACCAGATACAAAAGCTGGTTGATGAAGCACCTGTAAAAGATTGCATCGTGGCTTTGTCAGATAAAGAAAACTTTCGTAAAGAGTTAGCCCCATACTACAAGGCTAACAGGAAGAACACTCGTAAACCTATGCTGCTCACATGGGCTAGAGAGTTTATGATGAGCGAGTACAATACAGTTATATACAGGAGATTAGAAGCTGATGATGTTCTTGGAATATTGGGTACATCAAACCCTGACACTATTATCTGGTCTGAAGACAAAGACCTACTCACTATACCAGCAAGGCACTGGATTAATGGCGAGGTTGTTACAATCTCTGAAGCAGAAGCTAACTACAATTTCGTTTACCAAACTTTGGTTGGGGACAGTACAGATAACTATAGCGGCTGTCCAACTGTTGGTGCCAAGACTGCTAATAAACTTTTATCATCTGGTTGTGGCTGGGATACAGTGGTTGCTACGTTTAAGAGTAAAGGTTTATCTGAAGAAGTAGCACTAGAGAACGCACGACTAGCACGTATCCTACGCAACGGTGAGTATGATACAGACACAGGTGAGGTAAAGTTATGGCAACCCCAATAAGACACGAGGCATACATGAAAGACTTAGCTAACTCAGAGCAGCCACGGATTGATGACATGGTTAACAGTCCAGCACATTACACCACAGGTAAGATTGAAACATGGGATTACATTGTAGATGTGATTGGTGAGTATGAATCTATATCAGTGGCACATGCACAGGTACTAAAGTATCTAGGCTCACGTCTGTGGAACAAGGACAATCCTATTCAGGATGCTGAGAAAGCTAGATGGTATCTAGATAAGATGATAGAACTAATGAAGAAAACAGATGGAGTAAACTGGTAATGATGAACTTCTATGAATACCAAATCAACGCATTGAAGACAGCAGTATACCCTAAGAAGTATGCTATCTCATACCCTGCCTTGGGTCTAGCTGAAGAGGCAGGTGAGGTATGTGGTAAGATTAGTAAGATGATGCGTGATAACATCAACATACAAGACCAGAAGCAAGCCATTGCAGCAGAGATGGGTGATGTACTGTGGATGCTGGCTGCACTAGCACATGACTGTGGCTTATCATTACAGACCATTGCAGAGATGAACGCTGAGAAACTAAAGAAGCGTCAAGAAAAAGGTACACTACACGGTGAGGGAGATGACCGATAATGGATAGCTATCAATCATACATACACGCCAGCCGCTACGCACGATGGCTAGAAGATAAAGGTAGGCGTGAGACTTGGGAAGAAACTGTAGACCGTTGGTGGAACTACATGACTGACAAGTTCCCTGCCCTTGAGCAGAGGCAGGATGTTAAAGTTGCTATCCATGACCTTGAGGTTGTCCCCTCAATGCGTACCATTATGACAGCAGGTGAGGCACTAGACCGCAACCAAGTAGCCGCATACAACTGTAGCTTCCTAGCTGTCGATGACCCCAAGGCTTTCGATGAGGCACTGCTAGTACTCATGTGTGGTACAGGGGTAGGCTTCAGCGTTGAGCGTCAGTTCATCCAGAAGCTGCCCGAAGTACCAGCAGAACTAAGCAAGACTGATGAGGTTATCGTAGTAGCAGACAGTAAAGAGGGATGGGCAAAGGCACTACGTCAGGTCATCTCTCGCCTGTATGCTGGTGAGATACCTAAGTGGGATGTGTCTAAGGTACGTCCTGCTGGGGCTAGGCTCAAGACATTTGGTGGACGTGCCTCAGGTGCAGAGCCACTAGAGAACTTGTTTAAGTTTGCCATCAACACATTCACCAAGGCAGCAGGACGCAAGCTGAATAGCCTTGAGTGCCATGACCTCATGTGTCAGGTAGCTGCTGCTGTAGTTGTAGGTGGTGTACGTAGGTCAGCTATGATTAGCTTGTCTAACCTGAGTGATGACCGTATGCGTCACGCTAAGATGGGCAACTGGTGGAATGACCAAGTGAACCGTAGCTATGCTAACAACTCTATCAGCTTTACAGAGAAGCCTGACATGGGTAGCTTCCTGCGTGAGTGGACATCTATCTATGAATCTAAGTCAGGTGAACGTGGTATCTTCAACCGTGAGGCAGCCAAAGCAAAGGCTGTAGCTATCGGACGTGAGCCACGTGATGACTTCGGTACTAATCCATGTGGTGAGATTAGCCTACGCAGCAAACAGTTCTGTAATCTGTCAGAGGTAATCATTCGTGAGACTGATGGTACTGCTGAAATCAAGAAAAAGATAGAGATTGCTACCATCATCGGTACAATCCAGTCAGCACTAGTAGACTTTAAGTATCTGTCACCTAAGTGGAAGAAGAACTCAGAAGAAGAGCGACTGCTAGGTGTGTCACTCACAGGTATCTTTGACCATAAGATTATGTCAGGGCAGGGTGAGTACGAATCAAACATTCTGGCTGGCACACTGCAACAATTCCGTGAGGTTGCACGTGAAACTAACAAAGAGTGGGCAGCAAAGCTAGGCATCCCTGAATCAAAAGCTATTACGACAGTCAAGCCTAGCGGTACTGTGTCGCAGCTTGTAAACAGTGGAAGTGGTATTCATCCTCGCTATGCAAAATATTATATCAGACGTGTACGTGCAGACGTTAAAGACCCTTTGGCAACGTGGATGCAAGACAAAGGTGTGCCTTGCGAAGCAGATGTCTATAATCCGCAGAACTTGGTATTCAGTTTCCCAATGAAATCTGCTGAGAATAGTTTGACACGACATGATGTGTCTGCTATTCAGCACCTAGAACTGTGGCTCAAGTATCGTAAGCACTGGACTGACCACAATCCATCAGTCACTATCTATGTGGGTGAGGAAGAATGGGCAGAGGTAGGTGCGTGGGTGTACAAGCATTGGGATGAAATCTGTGGTGTATCATTCCTACCACGTGAGGATGACAATCATAGTTATGCTCAAGCACCATACGAAGAGATTGATGAGGATACTTACCTTGAATTAAAGGCACAAGTACCTGATGTAGACTTCTCTGAGTACACAGAACTAGCTGATAATACTACATCTTCTCAGGAATTAGCCTGTACAGCAGGTGTATGTGAAATCTAAAGTTACAACATTAGCGAAAGTTTGTTTATTATGAGAGTATTAGGCAACGATTTTAACATCACAGATGGACTACTTAACCACCTTAAAGAGTTGTATCCTAACAAACTGCCGCTTGGACACGTTACCCCTGAGGAACTAAGCTTTCTTCAGGGGCAACAATCAGTCATCGACAAGTTGATAGAGTTACAACACACAGATTTTGAGGATTAATATCATGGGTTCAATTTTAGGTGGACCAAAACCACCACCAGTAATGCCAACACCTGCACGTCCTGTGACAGCAGTAACTAAGACACCAGACATTGAGTTAGACGAAACAGATTTGGAATCAGAGCAGCTTACCAAGAAGAAGAAGGGTAAGAAAGCACTGAAGACGCCACTGACTGACCCTTCTACACAGACAGGTAGCACTGGTGCTGGTCTACAGATTCCTAAAGCTAATACAGGTGGTATGTAATGGGTGGCACAATTAAACAATTAACAGGCAAGAGTAAACCCCAAACATCATATACAGCATCTGCACCTGCTGATGTGACTACTACAGCCGCAGCAAAAAGTACAGAAGACACAGAAGTTTCAGAAATCGAAACTGATTCAGGCATGATGCAAAAGAAAAAGAAGGGCAAGAAAGCCCTGACACTCAGCCCTGCTGCTGCTAACGTAGGCGGTGAGGGTGCTAGTGGCCTTAACATTCCAACTTCGTAAGGAATAACTAATGGAACAAGAAGTAGGAACAGTAGCTAAACGCTACAGTCAATTAGAAAGTGAGCGTGATACGTTCCTAGAACGTGGACGTGAAGCAGCAAGGCTGACTATCCCTACTCTTTTGCCAGACGAAGGGCATAGCAGTTCATCTGTGTATGCTACACCGTATCAAGGCATTGGGGCAAGGGGTGTAAATAACCTTGCATCCAAATTGTTGATGGCACTCTTGCCACCCAATAGCCCTTTCTTTCGCCTGACCATTGACGACTTTGACTTGCAAACTATTGCTGGTGATAATCGTGGTCAAGTAGAGGAAGGTTTAGCACGTATTGAACGTGCAGCCATGCAAGAGATAGAAAGCAAAGCCATACGTGTGCCTGTCTTTGAGGCACTAAAGTTGCTTATTGTGACAGGCAATGCTTTGGTATACATGCCTAAACAGGGTGGTATGAAAGTATATAGACCTGACCGCTACACTACCAAGCGTGATGCTATGGGTAATATCCTAGAGATTATTACCAAGGAAAGTGTTGCAGCTATGATGCTGCCTGATGCAGTCAAGGATATGATACCCCCATCAGATTCACCAAAGAAAAATTATGACCTGTACACATGTCTCAAGCGTACAGAAAAAGGCTTTGAGGTGCATCAAGAGGTAGCTGGTATCGAAGTACCTAATTCACGTGGTACATTCAAAGAAGACCAGAACCCATTTATTCCATTACGTTTTATCCGTATTGATGGTGAGGATTATGGACGTGGTTTCATCGAAGAATACATCGGTGACTTGCGTTCACTTGAGGCATTGACCCAAGCCATTGTGCAGGGTAGTGCTGCATCATCTAAAGTATTATTCTTGGTACGTCCTAACGGTAGCACCAAGTCAGCGAACCTTGCAAAAGCAGCAAACGGTGCGTTCCTAACAGGTGATGCTAACGATGTATCAACACTACAGGTGCAGAAGTCAGGTGATTTCCGTGTAGCCCTTGAGACTATGCGTATGATTAACGAGCGTCTGGCTGCTGCGTTTCTACTTAATTCTTCCATTCAGCGTCCAGCAGAACGTGTGACTGCCGAAGAGATTAGGTACATGGCACAGGAACTTGAGACTGCCTTGGGTGGTGTATACTCCATCCTGTCCCAAGAGTTCCAACTACCACTTATCAACCTGCTACTTGAATCATTGACTAAGCAGGGCAAGATGCCTCGTATGCCTAAGGATAGTGTTAAACCTACTGTTGTTACAGGTATCGAAGCACTTGGACGTGGACAAGACTTGAATAAACTAGCAGCATTTCTGCAATACTTACAGCCCTTGGGTCAAGAAGTTATTGCTAGTGAGATGAATCTAGGTGACTACATAGACCGTTTGGCTGCATCACTTGGTATTGATACATCTGGCCTGATTAAATCACCAGAGCAGAAACAACAAGAGATGATGCAACAACAAATGATGATGCAACAACAGATGGAACAGCAAGCAGCTATGGGTGCAATGCAAGCAGCAGCACCACAAGTAGCTAAAGGCGTAGTAGAATCGGAGTAACAGATGGCAGATGCCTTAAATACTTATCAAGAAGAAGCACCAGAATCACAGGAACATGTTCAGGCTATGCTCGACAAAGAGCGTACAGAGACTGAAGAGCGTCCTGACTGGTTGCCTGAAAAGTTTAAGTCTGTGGAAGATATGGCTAAAGCTTACTCAGCAT